GCAAAGATGAGGCTGTGGTTGGTGACATGGACGGTTTCGGTGTCGATGATTTTGATGATCAGCCGGTGGGGCCATTGCAGTCTCCAGAGCTATCAGGACCTTCTTCAAGGAGGTTCTCTGGTGCTTCTGATGGTGACGCAACTTTGGAACACCCTGGCGATTCTTCAGAAACTTCACGCCAATCTCACGACCTTCCTCGACCTGCACGACAATCCTGCAAACCAGCAGATCTGTCGCTTTGGTGGAGACGTGGTGGTGATGATGATACAGGCTCACCTCAACCCCCTCTCCTGGCTAGTGATTCTTGGATAGTAGATGACGGAAAAACGCAGACTGTTTTCCCCGCGCCCCCAACCCCCTACCGCCGCGCCAGCCTTATTCGCTCGAAGACAAATGGAGAGCGAGCATGGCTGATGAAGATGGCGGTTTTGGGCTGGCTTGCTGCGCCGGTTACGGCACTCAACGTGACGCTGAATGAGACAGCCCCTTGGGCTTCAAGTTTCTCGCTCGGCCTCACGCTGACTGCGTTCAAACTCACTCTACAACCAGTACTCGCTCAATTCACGTTGACACGCTTGCTCTGGCGGTACCTCCCTTGGTGGTCGGTGCTGCCTTTGTTCGCGATCTTGGTTTGCTTGCAGCTGTCGCTTTGCTGGCTTGCTCTTTTGGGGGCACGTAAGCATTGTCGACGGGTGTTTGCATTCTACGAGCCGCGGGCCCGTGCATCGCGTTTTACGAGGCTGGTGCTCAGCCTCCTCTCTCCACTCATCTGGTTGTTTTCTGAAAAGACGACCACCAGTTGGGTGTACGAGGAGGTTGAGCCTGTACTATCAAATGGGCATTGGTGGCTACCATGCAAGCAGAGCAACAGGATGTTTAGGGTCAACCCGACCACCCTGCAAATGCTCGCGGCATCGCCGCCGAAGTCTACACTGGAGGCATACATGCCTGGGTCCATAACCATTCGAACCGCCGCTCCGCCATCACAAGCTCAGTTACAACGGTTCGAAAACGATAAATGGGTCCCGGTGGGTGAGTGCTTCCGGGTGAGTTGGAAGGGGAAAGACAAGGACAGCTCAAACTACCTGGTCCTCCCAGCTCACTTACTTGTGTCAGGACGACACTACCAAGTGGTGCGGGGCAGCTCTGTTGTCCCGCTTGATATGACAATACAAGGGTGCTTGAAAGCCGGACACCTTGCATTCTATTCTTCCGTGAACAACTTCGACATCCTGGTATTAGAACTCCCTGAGTCCTTCTTCTCCCTTTTGGGATTGAAAGCGGCGAAGTTAGGGCTTTATCAAATAGGAGCGGCACGGATCTTTGGACGCATAGGCGAAAATTACTCACAGTCGACGGGCGACCTAACCACTGCCCGGAGAACCCATCGAGTAAACCACACTGCAAGCACCGAACCTGGCTGGTCTGGGGCTCCCGTTTTCCAATACAACTGCATTGTAGGGATGCACCAGGGATATAATCCCGCGACTGATCTAGACCCCCGAGCGTTTAATCGCGCTTTGGACGTCTATTCCGTCTTTCGCGACGTGCTAGGTTTACCTGAGATAACACAAAAGCAAGAATCCCCGTGGGAGCTGCGAGAGCACTTCCGGCGGCTAGAGGATGAGGAAGTGGAGAGAGATCGCGATGATCTCGACGACCCGCGCTTCAGAGACTGGCAGTCGGAGACGATCCTAGCTGCCAGGGGGGATAGAAATGTGTTGCAGACGTACCGGGAGGGTGCGGCTGGGTATTATTTACAAGACTGGAATGACACGTGGGACAGGGAGGAGTATGAGTGGCGCGAGAGGCAAGCATTGGAGCACTTGGCAGATGGTGAGGAGACACGGGATCCCCGTGACCTCACGTCGGGCTTAGATGCCATCGATGAAGCTTATCGTCAAGCCAGAGACCTCCCCTACCGCGGTCGGCGGGAGGAAACCAAGGAATCGGCTTTAAACGAGGCCGCTCCGAAGCCCCCCAGTCGGAGCAGCTGGAAGAGACGGGGGGAACCCGCGCCGGCAGCTCCTCTTATTACTCCAACTGCTACCGATGCGTCGGCCTCGAAACCTGCGACCAACACTCCTTCTCCCCAGAAGACGCCAAAGCGCAACGACTCACAAACCAGCGAGGGAACGTCGAGAGTTTCTCCGAACCCCCGGACATCACCCAATGTGGCTATGCCACAGCGGGGCGTTACACAGGCCAGAGCGACCACGACTGTGGAAGCTGCCGCTGTCACTCAATCAGTGGCACAGACCTCGACACAATCGTGCGGGTCGGTGACTACAATTGGTGGCCAAGCGCGCACACCACAGAAGGAAATCGCCTCGCCCAGAGCGGACGTACCAACGTCCGTTTCTCAAACGCCCCCCGAGCGAAGTCTGAGTCGAAATCAGCGCAAGCGGCAAAACAAATTGAACCGGGACTCGGCAATTATCAATGGCCAACCCGAGGATCAGAGAGTGAACGAGTCAGCCTTCTCCAGCAGCACGCAGCCATTCAACGAACCAGGCCGTGGACCGCAGGGGAAATTCGTAATCTCAGAAAATGGACGGATGAATTTTATCCCCGCCGAGCTTTTACCCAAAGAGAGCGACAGCAGATTCGTGCAATTCACGACTCGACGGGATGCGGAAACTTATCTCAAAAGGCAGCAACAGCAGGAGATGGAGCGTTTGCGGAAAGAGAACGAGCAATTGCGATCCCAACAGGGGATGAGTGCATCAGACTCGCGAGGCTCATCGGCATCCGCCACGTCTTGGAGTGCGACGTCGTCCGCGACAGCACCCCAGGCTGCCCTTACGTCGGACTTGGTCCAGGAATTGCGACCAATGCCGACGTCCTCATCAACTACGGCGCGCTCATAGAGCGCGCCGTTGCGCAGCGTCTTTGGCTGCTCTTCCACACACCTGTGGAGGAGATTCGTAAGATGTCTGCGCAAGAACGGGTGCGTCATGGTCTATGTGACCCCGTTCGTTTGTTTGTGAAGAATGAACCCCATAAACTCAATAAAATACAGACAGGTCGAGTGCGTCTCATTTGTTCAGTATCTATTGTGGATTTTTGTGTCGAAAAGTGGCTGTCCAAATCTCAAAATAATGCTGAGATTAGCCGCTGGTTCAATCTGCCTTCTATGTCTGGTATGGGCCTACATGATGAAGGCATACGTATTATATACCATAGAGTAGCCTCTCAACTACAATCACTCGAGCTAGAGACCTCTGATATCATTGGTTTTGACCAGAGCGTGCAAGCAGAAGAACTCAGGCATGAAGCAGAATGTCGGATTGCGCTTAGGACGGGAACGTGGGACTCCAAATTTGGGGATCCGAGCGTGGCGTCCTGGGCGAATGCCGTCCGAGCGCGTGCCGAGGTCAGTATGCGAGCCGTTCGAGTCACTTCCGATGGTTACTTCTGGGAAGCTCTTGATGATGGTATAATGCTCAGCGGTTGTCCAAACACTGCTTCGAGCAATTCCAGGATACGTTGGTCAATCTCTCAATTGGGGCGTGAAACTCCGGCGTTCGGGATCTGCATGGGCGATGATGCCGTTACCGCATCCACCCGCAACCCCGTCGAGTTCTACGCCTCACTTGGTCACCCAATTAAAGAAGTTAGGATATTGCAACCCACACCGTACGAGTTGGCTCAGTTTGAGTTCTGTAGCCATCTATTCCGAATGTCTGAAGGCCACCCGATAGCTGAACCCCTCAATTGGGAGAAATCGCTATACCGGTTGCTGTGCCACAGTTTCTCGGATGAACTGCTTGGGCAGTTCAAGTACACAATGCGCCACTCCCCCAGATTGGAGCACTGCTTGTCGGTGTGCTCCTCTGTCGGCTGGGCGGCAGAGAAAATTTTCGTCACTGAGAATGCCAAGAACAAAGAAGTCGAGTGTGATACCAAACAAGGGGGTGATGACTGCGCGAGCCATGGTTGGCAAGCCGAAGCCAAACACCAACCCGAGGGCGCGGGTCGTCGATGGGAAGTATTCCACCGACCGGCGCGTGGAGGGCGAGATGCAGAGGAACGCGGACGCGTACATCAACAGCATCTTTAATCCATTTGGGGTCCGCGACTGCCGTGTACCTGAGTTGTCCGCTTTCCCCTCCACCGTTGGCTCGGTGGTGACCAAGGGAACACTCACGTCGATCACCGACTCGAATCCATCGCCGGATGATCGTCTGCGTTGGGGAATTTCCCTGATGCCAAATCTCACAGGTTCCTTCAATGCGGGGACCGCCTTCCTGGGCCAGTTCACTAGCTACAACACTCTGGATGATTCGCTGACCGTCACTGGTTCGCCTCACCCTCAGATTGAAGCTTTCCAGTCCAGTTTCGGCCTCATCCGCGTTGTTTCCATGGGCCTCCGTCTTATCAACACTGGCGTGTTGGTCGAGAGGTCTGGAACCCTCTTTTGCAATATTAACGCGTTTGGAGAGCAGCTTTTCACGCCCGGAGATGCCGAGGAGTTCCTCACGGAGCTCCAGAGTTCCCCGGATACGATAATGCTCGATTTTGCTCAGATCGGAGAGCAGGGTATCGAAATCAATTGGTTGCCCCTGTCTCTTGCCCCCACGCTCTCTTTTCAAGACGAAAGCGTGCCCGGTTACAACCTCAATGCAACCGGAGCTATGTATGTAGATCCATCAATGTCCGCCCTGACCACAAACTTTTGCACGGTCCATGACACGCAGATTCTGCTGTGGGGCCAAACGGAGTCAGCTGATGCGGGTGGCATCAATTTGGAGTATGAGTATATTGTAAATTATGAGGCAATCCCCTTTCCCCAAACCGCCTTTCTCCACGAGCTCAAGTCAGTTGCCGGATCTGAAGACCACATTGCTGTGGCCTATGAGAAGGCAGGCCGCCAGGGCGCTAAGACAGCTGTAGCAGGTATGGTGTCCAACGTTAACACGCTGGGTGCGCAACCGCAAGGCAAAGTCTCTGCGACGCTTGGAGGGGCCAATGTAGCCGGGGGGATGGCGGGAGGGTTAGGAAGCATCGCAAGCAATTTGCTGCGCGATGTGTCTGGCATCCCCATTGTGTCGCAGATTATTTCTGCTGGCAAGGGGTTGCTTGCTGGGGCGCTTGGTGGAATGGGCGGTGCTGCGTTGCGGTCTAAGGACGGCTTCAAGATGCACCAGCTCGCCATCCATGCCGGACTCCATCACCTGTCACCACGCGGAAACAAGCAAACGAGAGGGCTCTCAAAGCGAGATTTCCTCAAGCTGCTGCTGGACGCGCTTGATGCTCAATTGCCAGAATCACGGGAGGAAAAGGAATCCGAGCCCGTGACACCTGACTCTTATGTCAGGGTTGAGCTGCGTGATGATCCACTCGGAGTAACAGCCAAGGCGGCTGCTGCACCGGTGGCGCTTTGTTTACCAGTCACTAAAGCGGGAAAACCAGAAATTCCTGACGCGAAACCAAGGGTGAGGTTCGCGCCGGGCTTGAAGGCCTAGGCTGGCCCTCAAGGGTAGTTCTTTAGACTTTTGCACTTAATTCAAAAGTCAATCACGTGCACACCCGTATGAAAAGATGTGCCGCTTAGCCAACCGTAATTGGCCAATGGGGTGGGGAGCCTTCGGGCTCCCCGCCCCGCCCCGAAACCAACTGAACGCGCACCTAGCCTATGCGGGTTGCGAGGTAGTGGGACCGGGGCCCATGATATAGACCGAATAAGTGGTAACTGACCGAGCCCGGTGATCGTCACTGGGAGTTGATGTCAGTATAATAAACCCAACTCGCGTTTAAGGAGTTCCCAGGCACGGTTGATTACCTTTTCTGGAAGTATAGGGATTGGAGGGCCGATGAAGGGTACCAGAGTCCGAAAGGGCCGCTGGGCGAGTAGTCGAC